CCGCCTATCTATGAGGGCGAACCTTTTAAGACGGTGGTCTATAGCTGGGTAACTGAGGCGGCAGTAGAAAGGCGCCAAGGTAAAACGGGAGCGGACTACAATAAATTTATAGGTAAAGGCGAGCTCACGGTAACACCGGGCAACGTAACCGACTATAAATACATTAGCGAGGCTATCTACGAAGCTGCGGAAATGTTCAATATAAAAGCGATAGCTTTTGATAGATGGAATAGTAGCAGCTTAATAGCGGAGCTTGCCGAGGAGGAGCTACCGGTAGAGCCGTACGGCCAGGGTTTCGCAAGTATGAGCCCAGCGGTTAAGCAGTTAGAAATATGGATAAGGAGCAACCAAATAGCTCACACGGGAAACAACCTACTAAGGTGGTGCGTAAGTAACGTACAAGCTAAAACGGACCCGGCAGGTAATTTAAAGTTTGATAAAAGTAAAAGCTCGGATAAAATCGACGTCGCGCAAGCTTGGGCCATTGCTGTAGGTATATGGCTTACGAAGCATAGAAGCGACGATAACGACGGTAGTATATACGATGAGCGGGACCTTATTATACTGTAATGACTGTAGAAGAAGCTAAAAAGCTAACTTTTTTTTTAATAGATAAAAATATTCACGCTTGGCCCCAGCTCACTAAGGGCGGGGCCTGCGTAAATATTTTAGTAGAAGGGGAATGCTACCAGCTAAATAAATCGGAAAATTTTTACGGGAAAGTTTGCATAAATAGAAAGTAGTCGTATATTTGAAGTGTCAAACAACAACAACTAAAAAACACTACAAATGACTACTACAGCAATCAACCCAACAGCAACAGTAAAAGTAAACTTCTTCGTAAACGCTAAATTTCCAAGCCTAAATAAAAACGACTGGTTCGAAGATTACGAAAGCCAACTAGACGAAACGCTAGTAACTAAAGCTTTAGTACAAGAGCTAGTAATTTTAACTAACGAAGACTTTAACGAGTTTAAGTACTCTCTTTTAAACGACCAAGAATGGTTAAGCGGTAAAGGTGGACACGATAGCGAGTACAAAGTAAGCGACGAGCTAGAGTGGTTTCAGCTAACGGAAGAGCAGCAGAACCTTTGGAGAGCTCAAGCTTACCGCCTAGTTATTATGGTTCAAAATCAAAACGGCGAAAGCATCCTAGTAGATCCGCAAGGCTACAACTACGCCCGCTACTGCGGAGTAACAGTAAAATAAGAGAAGCCCCGGAAGGGGCTTTTTTATTACCCCTAAAAAAAAAATATGAAAAAAAATAGCATTTTATTTGCAGGGGAAAGAAAAGGCCGTATATTTACACCAGTAATAACAACAACAGCAAACAAGATGACTACTACTAAACTAAGAAAAGGCGAATACACAGCGACGGTAAACGGTAAAACCTATAAAATCGAGCACGATAACTTTGACGGAAATAACGGCTGGAACCTTTATAACGAGGACTACGAATGGTGCGGCAGCGCTGACACTAAAAAGAAACTAGTACAAGCGTTAAAAAATTTATAATGCAAGACTGGCAAAAGCAGATACTATATAAGGAGCGCTTTATGAGAATTAAAAGAGTAATACAATACGCCGGCGCTGAGATCTTAGAGACCCAGCCCGGCTTATTTACCGCCCTACCAAATACCCCTAGCTTCTACGGAAGCCGCAAGTTTAACAGCTTAGAAAAAGCTAAATTTTATTTAAAGCAATGGCAAAGAAAGTAATGACCCCCGAAGACAAAGAAAACCGCAATATAGCTCTAGCGCTTGGCGCTGGTCTATTAGGCTTTCCAGTATTAACCTTAGTATTTAAGCTTTTCGCTTTTGTGCAGTTTATAGCTTTTGGTTATGTTAGCTAATGATATAGAGTACTACTGCCAAAGCTGCGGAACCTATACCGCCAGCTTAAGTAATATTACTGCGTTACAAATTTGCGAACCCTGCGCCGCAGGGAATGACTTAGAACAAGAGGATACTATTTTATTTATATGAGAATTATTTTAGTAGAGCATAAGAGCTCTAGAAAGGTAGAAGGTTATAGAACCCTTACCAAAGCTTGCAAGGCCTTAGACATCAACTACAGCACTATAACGAAGATTATAAACGCCAACTGCAACTACTACGAAAACGAAAGAATAAAACTAACGCGCCTTCCTATACAATAAAAAACGTAACCAAGCAAGGAAATAAAAAACTTTTTTGTATATTTGCCTAAAGTATATACTCTAGGCTTTGGCAGAAAATAATAACAGCGGGCTGTTTGCTCGTATTTTTAGAAGCTCCCCGGAAAACCCCAGTACGAGTCTAAGTAACCCGGCTGCGTGGCTTACGGGGCTTTTTGGTACCAGTAAGACGGGAGTACAAGTAAGCGAAGATAACGCGCTTACTTTTAGCGCTGTTTATGCAGCTGTAAGAATCATTAGCGAGACGATCGCTAGCATACCTCTAAACGTCTACCAAGCGGACGGGGAAACCCGCGTAAAAGCTGTAGGCCATCCAGTACAAGACCTTTTAGCTAAAGCGCCTAATAGCGTTAGCTCTACCTTTACCTTTCGCGAGGCTATGGCCTCTAATTTAGTGCTACACGGTAACGCGTACGCTAAAATAGAAATGAACGCGGCAGGACGCCCTACGGCGCTTATACCTCTTAACCCTATGAAGGTCGAGGTAAAAGTAGTAGACGGCGAGAAGGTTTACGTATTCGATAAAAAGCACACTTACTTAGATTACGAAATGCTGCACTTTGTCGGCCTAAGCTTTAACGGCTTAACCGGAAAGAGCCCCTTATCAATGGCACGCGAAGCCGTAGCTATTGGGCTAGCGGCCCAAGAGTACGGCGCGCGTTTCTATTCTAATGGTGCTAACGCCGGCGGAGTTATTACCGCTCCTGGTCGATTAAATACCGAGGTAGTAAAGAGACTACGCGAAAGCTGGAACCGTGCCCAATCGGGTAATAGTAACTCACATTCTACCGCGATACTCGAGGAAGGTATGAAGTACGAGAAGATAGGACTAGATCCGGAAGCGGCCCAGTTCTTACAGTCTCGTAAATTCCAAGTAAACGAAATAGCTAGAATCTTTAGAATACCGCCGAGCTACTTAGCGGATTTAGAGAACAGCTCGACGCGTGCTAATACGGAACAGCAGGCTATACAGTTCGTTAGGGACTGTATAACGCCTTACGTCCGCCGTATGGAGGTAGAGCTAAACCGTAAGCTATTTAGAGAAGACGAGCCTAACCTTTACGCTTACTTCACTATGGAGGGCTTAATGCGTGGAGACCAAAAGGCTAGGTATGAAGCTTACGCTACAGCTCGACAATGGGGCTGGCTATCGGTAAACGATATTAGAGACCTAGAGAACCTTAACCCGGTAGAGGGTGGGGACATTTACCTACAGCCTTTAAATATGGTGCAGAGTGGGCAGGACGATACTAACGTAGATGCCGACTAATGCCCTGGACCGACTACCCACAAGCTGCAACCGATAACGCTAAAAGAGCGCTAGCTATCCGCGAGGAAGAAGGGACCGACTGCGGTACTCCGGTAGGCTGGGAATCCGCTAGGATTATAGCCAACCGCGAAGCGGTAAGCGAGGATAGGCTACCGCGTATTTACAGCTTTCTAAGTAGAGCTAAGACCTACGACCAAGGCAGCTTTAAAGATGAGGACGGTAAGCAGATTTGCGGAAGTATAATGTACGCGGCCTGGGGTGGCGATGAAATGCACCGCTGGGCAGAAAGAACCTTAGAGAATATGGAAGAAGAGAAAAGCTTACGCCACATTAAAAGCGTAGAAGAAACAGCTACCGAGATAATTATAACCTACGGCAAAGCTGAGGCAATGGAAGAGGCCGGCTACGATAAAGAAGACGAGCGCGCGGAAGCAGGCGAGTTAAAGGTAGGCGACTTTGTGAGCTGGGACAGCTCCGGCGGTAGAAGCCAAGGCAAAGTATTAGAGATTACTACGGACGGCCAAATAGTAGCAGATAGCGGCTTTAAAGTAAACGGCACGGCAGAAGACCCAGCGGCTCTTATTAGCGTATACGAATACGATAGCGAAGAAAACGCTTTTGTAGAGCGTAAGCCGCCTTTAAGAGTAGCGCACCTATTCAGCACCTTAACTAAGGTAGACGGCGCCGAGGTACGCAGCCTTAACGAGATCGTAGAGCAGAGAGCTTACGACGGGGAGCTTAAAGCAGCTGTAGAAGGCAGAACGGTAGAAGGTTACGCTAGCGTATTTAATAGTATGAGCGAGGACCTAGGAGGCTTCCGCGAGATCATTTTACCCGGTGCTTTTAGTGAGGTTTTAGATAACGACGTAAGAGCGTTATATAACCACGATAGCAACTACTTACTAGCCCGTACAACTTCGGGAACCCTAGAGCTTAAAGAAGACGATAAAGGACTTTATTACCGTTTCGAGATGCCTAACACCTCTTACGGTAACGATATGCTAGAGCTATTTAGACGCGGCGATTTATCGCAGTCGAGCTTTGGCTTTACAGTAGAAAAGGATAGCTGGCGAATGGAAGAAGGCCAGCACGTAAGATATATAGAGAGGGTAGGCTCTCTATTCGATGTAAGCCCGGTAGTTTACCCAGCTTATACGGCAGCCTCTAGCGGACTACGCAGCGCAGAGCCTAACGGCGAAAGCGCAGCGGAGGTAGCAAGAGAGACCCCTACCGAGGAATTAAATTATAATTTACACAACGCTTTAATTAAACTAGCTAAAGATGAATGCTAAACAAATGCGCGAAAAGCGCGGCGCTCTAGTAGAGCAAATGCAAGGAATGGTAGCGGCTGCAAAGGCAGAAGGCCGTAACCTATCTAACGAGGAAAACGAAAAATTCGACGCAATCTCTAACGAGGTAGACGAGCTACGCTCTTCTGCTGCTCGTATCGAGCGTGCTGAGGAATTAAAGAAAGAAATGGCTACTAAAGCCGAAGAGTTACGCGACAACGCACCTGCTGCTAAAGTAGAGTTACGCGATGCTTTTAACGCTTACTTGCGTAAGGGTATGAACGGTATTAACGCTGGAGAGGCTCGCGCACTAGCTGAGCTTCGCGGTACTGATACGCAGATTACTACTAACGACGGTTTAGGTGGTTTCTTGGTACCGGAAAACTGGAGCGACTTTGTTTCAGCTACTGAGTTATTCAAGTCGGACATCGAGCAAGTAGCTACAGTTATCCGCACGGCTAACGGTCAGCACTTCAACCTACCAGCTAACGACGATACAGCGGTAGTAGCTGCTATCTTAGGAGAAGGTACAGCAGAAGGTGTTAGCGATATGACTTTCACTAACGTGAAGTTTGAGCCGTATACTTACTCTTCTAAAATTGTAAAGGTATCTAACCAATTGATCAGCGATAACGCTTTCGATTTGGCTAGCTTCGTAGGTGGCCAATTGGCTAACCGTTTGAAGCGTGGAATTAACGCGCACCTTACTACTGGTACGGGTTCTTCTCAGCCTCAAGGTATCGTAGCTGGCTCTACTGCTGGTAAGACTGCTGCTTCTGCTACAGCTGTAACAGTTAGCGAAGTAATGGACTTATTCTACAGCGTAGATGCTTCTTACCGTAACGCTCCAGGCGCTGGGTTTATGATGAATTCTGCAACAGCTAAAGCTGTGAGAGTCCTAGGTTTCGGGAGCTCAAACGACTTCCCGGCGTACGTTCCAGGAATGAGCGTAGGCGAGCCGGATATGCTTTTCGGTAAGCCGGTATACATTAACGAAGATATGGACGGTATCGCTACTGGTAACAAATCTATCATTTTCGGTGATCTTAAGCAGTACTACGTTCACGAAGCTGGCGGCGTACAGTTACTACGTCTTAACGAGCGTTTCGCTGATGCGTTGTCGACTGGCTTTATCGCTTACCGTAGAATCGACGGTAACGTATTGCAAGGTTCAGCTATTAAGCACTTAGTACAAGCGTAAGCTTGAGCAGCTAATGAAGGTTATTTTTAACCAAGCTATAGCAGGGGCAGACTTCTACTACACCTCCGGGCAAGTAGTAGAGCTGCCCTCTGCAGCTGCTAACGAGTTTTTAAATGCTGGCTTCTGCGAAGTAGTAGAGGAGAAGCAAGCCGTAAAAACTGAAAGAGCCGTAAGCAAAAAAAGCACTAAAAGAACAACTAGAGCCAAGTAATGAGCTATACGATAATTACCCCAGCAACTATAAAAGCTTTAACCGTACAAGAGGTTAAGGATTATTTGCGCGTAGATAGCGACGCAGAGGACACCCTGCTTGGGGTGCTTATTGACGCGGCTACACAAATGGCCGAGAGTTACTTAGGAAGGTTTCTTTTAACGACCGTTATAGAGGAGTTTTACGATTTTTTCCCAGTCTATAAGACGGGCGTAGACCCTTTCCACGGCGATAGAAATATTATTTATTTAAGTAGAGGACCAGTACAAAGCTTAGCGAGTGTTAAGTATATCGACGGAAACGGCGACGAAATTACTGTAAGCGCTAGCGACTACCGCACGGACTTAGTAAGCGAACCTGCGCGAGTATTTCCGGAGTACGGCTGGTACGGTACTAAGGACACGGTAAACGCTGTTATAGTTCGCTATACCTGCGGCTATACTCAAGCCTCGGACGTACCCGCTAACATTAAAATGGCTATGCTATTAATGATTGGCGAAATGTACGAGAAGAGAGTAGACAGCGTACACCGATTACCTACAGCTTCAGAGTACTTAATGAACCCCTATAGAGTTTTCCGCTTTGATTGATCCGGGCAAATTAGATAGACGAATTACCTTGCAAAGTGCGAGCGTAAGTACGGACGGCTTCGGCCAGGACGTACGCACGTACAGCACCTTAGCGCAGGTATGGGCCCAGGTAGATTATAGAGGAGTCCCTAAAGAGGGGGAAGATACCGAGAAGCTAACCAGCGTAAATAAGGTGCGCTTTACAATACGCTACCGCAGCGACGTAGACGCCACAGTAAAGATAAGCTGGGGCGGTAAGACTTACGAAATTGAAGGCGTAAGCTTAGAGGGTAGAGAGCGCTACCTTATTATAGATACTGTACTAAGGGACTGATGAGGGACGGGGTTTACTTTGAGGTAGAAGGTTTAGAGAAAGCTCTAAGAAAGCTAAAAGCCTTAGAGGATATAGACCGCAAGAAAGCCCGCCAATTTAAAGCGGGTATACGTAAGGCGGCTAAGCCTATGGTAAAGGCTGTTAAAGACTCTATAAAAGACTCCGACAAAAAGACTGCCACTACTAGAACGGTACAAAAGAGAAGCAAAGAAAGTACCATAACTAATAAGAGCGGTAACCTTAGAAGGTCTATAGCTTTTATACCTTCTAGAAAGAAGGGCGCGCTTTTAGGTTATGTAGGGGCAAGGTTCGGTAAGAAAGCAGGTAAGACCTTCGACGGGTATTACGCAGCTATAGTAAACTACGGACTAAGAAGAGGTAAGGCTAAGGCCGAGCCAACGGAAAAACGTAACATAGGTTACGCAGAAAAGGGTTACGCTAAAGCCGTAGCGCAAACACAAGCACAGCTCTTAATAGAGGTGCAAAAAATATTAAAGCAAAGCTTATACCAGCTTACTAGATAATGACGGAAGGAAAAGCTATTTACTCAATACTAACCAGCGACAGCGACGTAAGCGCTATCGTAGGTACTCGCGTTTACCCGCAGATAGCAGCGCAGGGCGCAGCTTTCCCTTTTGTAGTATATGTATTACAAGATACTAGCCCTAGCGATACTAAGAGCGGGGTAAGCACCTTAGACGAGGTGCGCTACGATATTGTAGTAGCTAGCGAAACTTACGCAGAGGCTAGCGACCTAACTAATAAAATACGAACCGCTCTAGATCGTTATACCGGTACGGTAGCAGGTGTAGTTATTGACTCTATACAGTTTATAGACTTAGACGCAGATAACGACCCAGGTACCGAGACTTTCGTAACGAGCTCGGAGTATATAATAAGAGTTAAGCGATGAAAATAACACTAACGAAAAAAGTAACCCTTCCAAGTGGTAAGAAGCTAGCGAAAGGTCTAACTTTAAGCGTAGTAAACGAATACGGCCAGGAGCTTATAGAAGCTGGTAAGGCTGTAGAATTTGGGGCCGAGGCCCCCGTAATAATTGAAGAACAACTAAATAATCTAGATTAAAAATGGCAACTACTGGTATTATGAATGGAACCCTTTTAGGGGTTTACGCAGGGTCTACTCTAATAGCGCACGCTACCGAGGGCTCTATCTCTTTGTCAATGGACACAAGAGACGCAACTACTAAAGACTCTAGCGGCACTCGCGATATATTGGAGGCTACTAAGAGCGGTACTATTTCGGTATCGGCTTTGTACGCTGAAGATGCAGCTTACGGCGTCGATGATCTTATGACAGCTTGGAGCGGACGCAGCCAGCTTACAGTTAAATTTTCTACCGAGGTATCGGGCGACCATTACTGGTCTGCTGCTGCTTACGTAACTTCTTTAGAGGTTTCTAGCGGTATGGAAGATAACGTAACGTACTCGGCTACTTTCGAGCTTACGGGAGCTATTACCTACTCTACTGTAGCGTAATAAACAATAACACAAACACTTAAAGCAAATGGTAAAGAGAGTTAAAATAGGAGGGGAAGAAAGAGCTGTAAAGTTCGGCTTCGCCGCGCTAATGCAATTTACGGACGCTACCGGGTATACCCTAGCACAGCTAGACTCTATAGGAGACAGCCTAACACTAAGCCAAGCTATAGAGCTTATTAGAGCAGGGCTTAAGCAAGGTGCTAGAGTAGAAGGCGAAAAGTTTAACGCTACTGCGGAAGAGGTAGCCGACTGGCTAGACGATAGCCCCGGAGCTTTAGAAGAAGTGCTAGCAATCTTTACCGAAAGCTTTACACCTGCAAAAAAGTAGAAGGGGCTAGGGGCCAGTCGGGCCCCGACGCCCCTCTTACTTTTGACCGCTGCGAAGAGATAGCCCTAGGCTTACTAGGATATAATTACAGCGATTACTTACAGCTTACCCCGCGCAGCCTTAATAATGCTGTAGCGGGTTTTAGTGAAAAAAGGGAAGCAGAAAGCCGCGAGCTTTGGGAGGTAATGCGAAGCCAAACGGTAACACTAGTAAACCTCCAGCTACCAAAAGGCAAAAGAGTAAAACCAAAGGAGCTCTATAAATTTCCCTGGGACTATACACAAAAAGCAGGGCCAAAACTAACTAAAGCGGAAGCTAAAGCAATACTAGCGAAATGGCAAAAAAGAGCAACATAAGTACTAACATTGCGATAGGTGCAAACCTTAGCGGACTTACTAGAGGCTTAAAAGTAGCCGGTAGTAAAATGCGCCGTTTTGGATCGCAAGCTAAAAGCTTAGGAATGAACCTAAGCCGTAGTATTTCCGCTCCGCTTATTGGCTTAGGTGCTATTTCCGTTAAAACCTTCTCCGGCTTTGAGGCCGAGATGAGTAAGGTAAAGGCCGTATCGGGAGCCACTACCAAAGAATTTAAAGCACTAGAGGCCCAAGCAAAAAAGCTAGGGGCTTCTACTACGTTTACAGCTAGTGAGGTAGCGGGTCTACAAACGGAGTTTGCTAAGCTTGGTTTTACGGCTAGCGAAATAGACAAGGTTACCGAGAGCACCCTATACCTAGCGCAAGCTGGCGGGGCTGAGCTTGGCCGGGCTGCTGAGGTAGCAGGTTCTACCCTTAGAGCTTTCGGGCTAGCAGCTGAAGAGACCGGTACAGTTACCGACGTAATGGCTAAGAGCTTTGCGACCAGCTCCCTAGATATGGAGAGCTTCGCCGAGGCTATGAAGACTGCGGCACCTATTGCTAAGGCTACCGGCGTAAGTATAGAGGAAGCTAGCGCAATGCTAGGAGCTTTAGCGAACAACGGTATAAAGGGCTCTATAGCAGGAACCGCTCTAAAGAAAATACTTAGCGAGCTGCACCAAGAAGGTAAGCCAATGCGCCAAACCTTTAGAGAGCTCGCTAGCCAAAACATTAACCTAGCAGACGCTAACGACTTAGTAGGCGAACGGGCTAAGGGTGCTTTATTGGTCCTTACTGAGCAAATGGGCCTCGTAGATCAGCTTACTACTAGCTACGAAAATGCAGAAGGCGCCGCCGCAGCTATGGCTGAGGAAATGATGGATAACACCGCCGGAGCCTTTAAGGAGTTACAAAGTGCAACGGAGGGCGCCCTAATTGAGTTAGGCCAAGCCATTACCGAAAACGAGATATTTAAGAATGTGCTTAAAGGTCTTACCGAAACTATGGGTAAGATTACGAAAGCCATTAGCGGAATGAGCGACGCCCAGCTTTATAACAAGGTTATACTAGCGGGCTTACTCGCTATGGTACCTTTAGTTATTGCAGCTGTAGGCTCCCTTACTTTAGCCTTCGGTACTTTGACGGCAGCGATGGGGCCGCTAGGTATAGCTATAGCTGGAGTAGTAGCTTTGTATTTAGCGCTACGTAAAGAAGTAGATCTAACGCAGGAGGCAGTAGATAAAGCCGTTGGTAGTGAAGACCAGCAAAAAGGATTAGAGGAGCTACAAGGCAGATTCGACCTGCTTACTAATTCTATCGGCAACCAGCTTAAAGCTATAAAGAAATTTAAAGACGGTTATAGTAATCCTTTCTACGACGTAGAAGAAAGCAAGCGCTATAAAGATTTAGTAGAACAACTTAATAAACTTCGGGAAGAGCGCCAAAAAGTTAGAGAGGGTATTTACAAAATTCAAGACGCGCAGCGCGAGAATAATAAAACAACCGAAGAAGGGGAAAAGGTTACTAAAAAGTACGAGTCTTCTGTTAAAGCCGTAGCTAAAGCTTTAAACGTTGATTTATACCCTAGCCAAAAAAGAGTAAAAGAATTACTAGATAATAGCTTTACCCAGGTACATAGTATAAATTTAACTAAATATAAAGAAAAACTAAGCGATTTATCTACGCCTTTAAAGCAGTCTATAGACTTAACCGGAGGCCTAGCTTTTGAGTTTAGCCAAAACTTAGGAAACGCTATAGCCGGGGCTATTATAAACGGCGATAACTTCGCCGAGAGCTTTATAACAGCGCTTAAGGCTATGGCTGCCCAGCTTATAGCTACGATCGCTTTAGTAGCTATTCTAGCTGCGTTATTAGTTATTACTACTGGAGGCGGCGTAGGAGCTTTAAGCTTCGAGAGCTTATTAGTAGGTATGAAAGCTGTAAGCTCTTCTAGCGGTATAGCTATACCCTTTCTTGCTGAGGGTGGTATCGTAAATAAACCGACCTTAGCAATGATTGGCGAAGGCGGCGAGAGTGAGGCAGTAATACCACTTAGCAAGCTTCCGCAAATAGCCGGAGGCGCTGGCGGTGCTGTAGAGGTGTACGGACGCCTAAGCGGCCAGGACATCCTCTTAAGCACAGAGAAAGCACAAAGAACACGAAGCAGATATAGAGGATTTTAAATATGGGGTTAAGGTTATATAGTGAATTTCACAGCTCGACGGATAAGCTCTTTAAAATTGAGATCCACGATACAAGCTTTAGCGGAACCGCTGAGGCTTTTACCGTTGCTAGCGATGGGTTTACTTTAAACTACAGTGGGGAAACCGACGATATAGTAAGCCCTATTATAGGCTCTAACTGTACTATAAGCGCGTACAATAATAGCGACGCCTTCGACACTTTTATAAACGCTTTAAAAGGCTACCAAGAGGAGCGCTTTTACGTGCGTATATACGCGGAAGCTGCAAGTATAGAGGACGGGCTAGTAATGAGTTACTACGATACGGAGCTGCCCCCGGATAATGGCTTAGTACTTTATTGGGCTGGGGTTATAATGCAGGACCTAGTAACGGTAGAAGATACGCATAAGCCCTACGTCTTTAGTATTACAGCTGTAGACGGTATAGGCCACTTATCTAACAAAGAGTATACGAATGTAAACAACACTACGCTAGAGGAGTTTATAGAGAGCGCAGTAAATGCTATAGGCGTAGATGCGCTTTACGCTAGCGACGATTTATACTACGCTACTAGTGTAAATATTTGGGACACTCAACACACGTACAACGCTAGCACCGACGTAACTACGCTAACGCGCTTTAGCGCTTTGGTGTATTCCGAAAAGCAGGAAGACGGCACAGTAACTTACTCTAACTATTTAGAAATCCTTAAAGAGCTTTGTACGGCTTTTGGCGCTAGGTTCTACCAGCGCGAGGGGGTTTACTACTTCGAGCAGTATAT